AATCCTCCCCACCATTGGCCCGCCGACGTCATACCCGAAACATCTATCGAACCCATTGCTGAAACTACAATTGTCATTAATTGTTCAAATACCCACGTAAATGAATCAAGAATAATATCCCAAGCGGCAACAAAAATAGAAACAAAAAGTTCACCAATCCATGTTAACGCCGCCGATATCTTTGCAAGTAGATAAGATATACCTTGTACTAATGACCCCATGCTATCCCCCAAAAATAATTCGTCGGCAGAGCATAAGAGCCGTTATTAGCAATACCGCCTTTAGCGCTCCCCATATCCAACATGGCGGTGCAATCGTACCTTGCCCAAAATTCATGTGCGGTCCAATGTTAGCATTGAACGTCCACGCCGGACACGACCCCGCCGTAACAGTTGGATGAAAAATTGCCATTAATGAAAACAAAGGTGTGGCTTTTAATTCTGCTAGCTTTTCGGACCAAACTCCCGTTAATCCGTCCGGGTATTTGCGCTTATATAACTCTGGTTTTGCCGGCAAAGCCGTATCGTTTACCGTCGCAGCATCATCAGGTTTATCCGGTGGTTGCTCCGTAGTTGTACCTGCTGGTACTCCATTTACAGTCTTGCTTATATTGTTAACAACATTGTACGTATACGTATCTCCGTCATAATGATTATTAACAGTAGTCGAATTGGTTGTAACAGTTGTTTGATTAGTTGTCGGGTCAAAATCTGTAGTAGTTTGTGTCGGACTTGTAACAGAATCCGGTCCTGTTAATATAGCCGGGTCCGCCGCAACTGATTGTCCTGCATTGACAGCTTGTTGTATTAAGTCCGGTTTGAGATTATTAGGTATTTGGGGATATACATCTGTTACAAATTGCTCATCTGTTAACGTCGCCGGTATATGACAGGTTATTTCAGAACCATATATTTGTCCAGTCGGACAAGCTGGACGTGTGCAATTAGAACCATTTTTCGTCCATCCGGGGTCACACGTATATGATTGCACCGCATTAATTTGCAGTACCGTCCCAGATTGCCCATTACTATGCCAAACTATTCTCAAAGTAGTAGACCCCGGATTCATCGGTTCTCCGGTAAACGCATCCGACCCATAATATGCACGCGAATGACCCTCAATATAACTACACGCATTCACCGCCGCCGCCATAGCTGACATACTTGACGCCGACACATTACAGCCTTGCATATTTTGATAATAATACGTATTTGTTACTGTAACTGGTTCGCTCAATAATTCGCCTGTTCCAGACGCCACCTTTCGGCAACCACTTAAATCACATTCATAACCCGCTTGTTGAATAGCCGCTGTTAGCGCCGCTTGCACGACCATACCTTGTATTGTTCCCCGCGCAACGCCTAGCGCCAACCTTCCAACCGTCGCCGCAGTTACTACGCGTGTTGCTGTAATAGGTATGACAACCGCTTGACGTCCGCTTGTAATTGCTTGTTGAATCGGATACGACCATGCCACATTTGCGCCTTGTGTGGTAACAGATGCTAAAGAATTTGGCACAAGAGTTGACGGCGTAGGGAATTTAATAACTCCTGCATGTGCATCAGCAATAAATACGAAAGAACCGCCAATCAATAACCCAAACAACAACGCCAACGCATTGATTACGTGTCTTTTCATAAACGACCCCGAAATGCTTGTATAAAAACAAATGCGCTCATAGCGCCGAGCATAGCCACAAGGACCCAGAACAACGCTAAGAGCGCACCGTTTATCATCGCTACCCTTAGGCGCGAGAAATGCCACGCTTGGCAAGGGCAATACCCTTAAACGCAAGCGCAATACCTACAACCAAGACGCCAGTAGCCGAAACAAACCCGGCAACCGTCGACAGGTCTACAGCAGTGAAAATTGCAGACATTTTTTAGCCTCCTACAATAGCAAGTAACCGCTTGCCCGGTTTAGCCCGAAATGGACTTAAACTTTACGAATCAAGTCTAACGCAACACCTAGACTAAATCCTATAGACCAGAAAAGAAGAACAACACCGAAGCCCCACGAAAACACTTCAAGAATGCTAACAGCATCTATACCGATAAGCGCGTAATCTGCGTCGCTCATAGTTTATCAAGCCGTCTTTTGTCCATACGGTCCATTGATGACCGATACTAGCTTACCACCGCGAACCTCTTGTAACACTTCAAAATTACCAGTTACCGGAAATTTTTGAGTTGCGAAGTACGACATAGCATCCGACGTTACCTCAACTTCGATGACCTCATATCCATATCCTTCCCTCTTGAAGTTATCTTTTTCATAAGGGGTAATCAGATTAAGAACAATAGCGCGTTGAATGTCATATTTTGCTTTTGATTCTTTAGCGATACCCGTCATTCTTGAGACTCCGACAATTGTCATTTGCATTTTTTATCCTTTCAGAATATTTAGGTTACATGATGTTATTGAAACGTTACAAACATTACATCAAGTTTTTTGAATATGCAAGCATTTTTTTCATTGATAAAATAGTGAGATATTTGATTGTTACATTGCTTTGCGTACAAGGCGAACTCGCTTGTTTACAACATTTATAGCTGATAATCCCCATTCCGATTCTACCACAAGACCTTTGGATTCTCCGGCAATACATACCCAACCACCACCAAGACGACGCCGCCAAACATGCGAACCTTCATCACCTAGTCGCAACATCTTAGGCAACTTCCACCAGGCTATTATATTCGCCTCATATTTTTCTAACCCGCCTATACCATGTATACGTGCGCCCTTTGGAAACGTTGGGACTATTTCTTTTTTACCTGTTACCTTAACAGATTGCTCTATTTCACTTTTGACCATTGCTTTACTAACATACTTCGATAGATATCCATACGGGTTGTTGGCTCTAACTGTATTAGTAGTACCGTGTGTCCACCACCCAATAGTATCAGCCTTAGGCAGACGTAATCGACGCGGAATCCAAATAATACAATGATAATGTGGTTTTCCTTTTTTTTGCAGTTCCATGACCCACGCATACGGCAATTTGTACCCGGCACGCTTACCCCACATAGTTACGCACTTAATAAATTGAGTAATATGCCTAGCTTCCCATTCCACCTCAGGCGCATAGGTTAGCGTAACCATAACCGGAACCCAACGTATACTAGATTTTGATAACCTCTGATTTATCAGACGAGAACTTGTAAGGATACCTTTTCTCATTCGATAAATTCGTTGAACAGTCGAATCAATGATAACCGCATTATCTAAAAGCAAACCCTTCTCTGCGAAGGCCGTAGTGTAACGCGCTTGCCGTTCCAACGATGCTAACTTATGAATTTCGGAACTTAACGGAATCGCCATTGCTTTTGGGTTTGTCATTTTTTTTCCTTGTTTAGAACCATAACGTAATTTACCTATTTTTTAAGAAAAAAACAAGGCCGAAAAATCTTTCTTTGATTCAACTGTCATAGACGCGTGTCACTTGTTGTAAAAGAGACAAGCCCCGGCTCGCTTCGCTCGCTGGACGCCTTCCCCGCAGGCGGGGTCCCCTTCCAGCGGCATCGCCAAAAAGGACAACGGCATAAGCACTATTAAAGCATCACACGATGCACTATAAAGTCAAAAGCAGTCTTTAGTGAGGGGGTATGACTTCGCAGCATAGCATCATCGGTTTGGCCCCGCCTACGGGGCCGTATGCGTAATATATCTGGGACCACAAAGTCAAAACCGGGTTCGCCGTAGCAGAACCCGGTTCACGCGCGCGTTACGCACGACAAACGTCGGCATAGACTACGTTAAATATTACATTACGCCATCCAATCCTCACCTAATGTAATAGCGAGACTCAACGATATACCGTCGCAAAAATCCGGAAAAACAACAACACCATATTGTTCACCATTTTCCATCAATGTTAACTGTACTCCCTCGTAATTAATATCTATATAGTATTCGCGGTTCATAATATATTTGTCCTTATGTCACTTTCGCGTGATGATGGCGCTATACCCTTATTTGGCAACACGCCTACTTGTGGAGCATCACAGATCACCCAGGATGACCAATGACCCATGATAACCTTAACACTGCATGAAGTAGCTGGTTCTAACTTGTACCCCATTCGCTCTAATTCTTCGCTTGACACTTCTGAAACTATTTGTGCATTTTGGGCTACAGCAAAATAGTATATCAACTTAGATGAATTTTCAATAGTACCAATTACATGCAACGTACGGCCCGTATACGGATGATTTTCTTCCACCTTAACCACTGGTTCCGCTTTAGCCGTTACTGATACAGACGACGGTTTTGTAGCCACTTGGCCTACTATTGCCTTAGGTTTAAATATGTTGTTTGACCCCGTATAAAAGAAAAGAACCACAGACAAAGGAAGAATGATAGCTGCACCAATAAACGGCCACCGTCGCCAGATTGGAATAATATCATTGGCCTCAAGTTCTTGTCCGCCCCCTTTTGTATGCGATTGGTATAACGAAAAATAGCGCTTTTCGTATTTGCGTACGGTTGTATTAACTACGTCGCCTCGAATACCATCCTGCACCTTACGTATATATGTTTTTGCCGATCCAAAAGCAGTTGCCTTTTTTGTACGATAAACGATCTGTACCAAATCAATAATAGATCGGGATACCTTGCCGTACGATTGTGTAATCAACAAAACATCAGACGCTTCATGCCGATGCAATGAATACCATTCCTCAACCTCTAACGCGGTTTGGCCCCTTGGTAACGCTATATGACATTCGTCTATGACATATAATGGTCCCGTTCCATTAGCATTCCGCCACGTGTCACCATAATCAGACAATTGACTAAATGCACGTTTTTCTCCATGACCTATTTCACGCTTAACAATCAATGCCGGATAGCTGGAATCTATAGCGCCCAACTTTTCCACATTTAGCGGCATATTCGTTATAACACGTCGACCATTCGCTAATGCCGGAAGTATATGATATACAACCGCCTCATAACTTTTACCCGCTCCGGGCGGACCAAGCAAAAGATTTATCATTAGTACGGAGCATCAAAATATAGAACACTATCCCACCAACACGATTCGCAGGTGAAATGTCCATCAGCCAACATAATCATTTGTCCGACTTCCCCGCACTCCGGACATGGCTCTTCTTGGTAATTTTCCGCAGTAATTAACGTTTGTACACAGGGTTCTTCTTGCCAATCATCCAGTTTTCCTACGATTTCCATGTTTAGCTCCCTAATCTAGTAAAAGGTATTAATTGCAACAATAACCGAATACCCAACGCCGTAATTATTAATGACATTGCTATATCAAAACCTAGTAGACCAAGCATATTTAAAACCTCGGCGGGTAATCCTCCCCACCATTGGCCCGCCGACGTCATACCCGAAACATCTATCGAACCCATTGCTGAAACTACAATTGTCATTAATTGTTCAAATACCCACGTAAATGAATCAAGAATAATATCCCAAGCGG